CCCTCCTTCTCGCGTTTCGGCGCCACCACTCCCTTCCTTATTTCTTCTCTTCCTTACTTACAACTAGAGCCACTATAATTGACTTGTAAATCGTCTGGTTTTCTTTTTATAACGACGTGTACGTTTTTTTACTGGTTCTTTTTTCGCAGTCTTAGACTTGTAATTCCTGGGATACACACTATACGAAAGCATACTTAGGTACTTGGTTTCCCCGTCATGTTCCACGATAAAGGACAAATCTTTGTGCGTGTAACCTTCCACGTCGTCTTCCACGTCGTCAAAACGATGGTATGTTGCTGGGTACAGAACCAATCGACCTGTACTGTATGAACTGTAGATAAACCCCCTCAAAGTACCCACAATTGCGGGTGAATACCCAGTAGTGGGAACAAATGTGTACGTTTCACCTTCTTTTAATTTGTCGACGCTCAACGACTTACCCGGCATTCTTATATATATATACCAAGTAATATATTTCTCCGTAAAGGGGAAGGGCGTTAGAACGCGCTGAATACCTACTTCAACGGAATATATTTTTTAAGTGCCTTATTGTAAACACCTATTTTTTTTTCCATTTGTTTACTCGAAAAGATATCGTATTCGTCACGTGTTCCTTCGTCGGCATAATAATACAATTCGCGGTCCTTGAATTTTTTCACAATTCTTTGTCGCATTTCTTCCCCTTGACTGTCCAAAATATCTTCTTCGATGGTAGGTTTGCTAGCAAATTCTTGCGAGACAATGTTTCCCAATGTAAAACAGGTAGTTTCATTTTTATTATTATGAATGCGACAATCTATAGACGTTTCGCGAATGGCCGTCAACAACTTTTCGGCAACTTTCATTTTGATGTCCGATATTTCATACAATGCTTGGTCCGACGTAAACAATTGGTTGGGGTCTCGGCGACTGGCCTCGGATTTTATCAACACGCCTTCGCCGATTTCGTGCATTTTGTCCAATTGTGGTTGACTGAATACCGCCAAATACAAAAATACTTTGACGTTGCGGTCAGCCGGAGGGAGGGCCAAATGACTTCGAAATCTACGTGCACGTCCAATCACTTGTTGCAATCTTACGTAATGCCAAAAGGGTTCCATCAAATGTACAAAACGTGTATTTCGCAAATTGATACCTTCCGCCGACGAGCCGGTTATCATAATCACTTTTGCAATTTCGCCATAATTGTTGTTGGGCGCTATGCTTTGCAGCCTCTGTTTCATCGCACTGGGCAATTCTTCCCATTCGCCATTGTAGATATTTCGCAGCAATTCACGCTCTTCAATAGTTTCCGTTCCGGTATACAATATGAAACGAGGGTGATTATCTTCAAGAGAGAGATTCAATTCCCATTCTCCATTGGATGATTTGCGCACACTCAATTCACGGTAACCATGAGTCAACAACACCATACGCAAAATGCCAATTCCTTCCAACGTGCGAAACTGACTGTAGACCAAATGAAGACCCCGATGGTCGACGTTGGAAATATTGTCCAACATTCTCCGGAATTTGGGACTGTATATATTTAATGCTTCCTTCTCCAAATAATCGGTATGGTGTTCCATCAAAAAATTCATTGCCGTTTCAATGCGTTCCTTGTATTTGGGAACCGTCTTTATTGTCCCATCTTCGGCGACACTCTCGCCGTCCACGAATTCATTCTCTTCTTCCTCGTTTTCGTTGTTGTCTTCATCTTCTGGTTTGGGTTCATGGGGGAGGGGACGACCGGGTTTCCCGTGGATCAATGGAAACACATAGTTGCAATTGCAACGGGAATAAATGCGATACGAATTGCCATAAACAGTTTCTGCTGCGTCTGCATTCTCTCCGAGAGTCACCCTTTTCTTTTTCATTTTTTGTGCGGTTTCGTATTCTTTCAACCGCGTATCGGAATAAATTGAAAACTGGAAATCGCTCATGGGACAATATTCGTAATGCATGACATCTCCGTTGCTAGACAACAACAGTTGGGGCAATTCCGCATCCTCCTGCGGCAAGAAATAAGACCCTAACCCCATGATTCGTTTTTTGAAGACGATTTCGCGTTTGGGTAAAAATTGCGGATATTCTAGATTTTGCATATCCAAAAATGTGGCAACAAAAGATTCCAAATGTTCCGGAAGGGCGAGATTGGAAGCCACCATAGGGTCACCCTGAATCGTAATTTTATTTTTTTTCAATATACGTGTTACACTTGTTTCAAATTGCTGGTCCGTCATTGAATTTTCGGCATCAAACATTACGCCGCGGTATCGGGCGAATTCGTTGGCACCACCATATTGTTTTTTCGTTTTGTTATGGTTCGTAAGGTGGAAGTTTCGTCTCGTTGAACGCCCTCCTCGAAGTCCGGTTTCGTATTGATTGACAAATCCATAAGGGTTTCTCGTGATACGGATTTTTCCTTGGTCAATGGAGACATAATCATAACACAAATTTCCACCACCCACCAACATTTCCAACAATTGGTCTCGAGTGGGAAGTGCCGAGCGTACCGAATATTCCCATGTTTTTATATTTCCGCGCAACATATTGAACAAGATTGCAATTTCGTTGGGATAATTGACTTGGGGGGTTCCCGTCAACAAAACAATACGTACATCGACCGCATTCAACAACAATTCGTACAGGTATTGTGAAGCGCCATTTTTTTTATGGGAATTGATACGATTGACAATCATACTGACCAATTTGTGCGCTTCGTCTACGATGACGACACTGTGGTCAAACGGGTTTTTACCCGGCAATTCGGTCAAGACTCGCTTTAAATTGGAAGCATTATAATTGATTTGGTGATATTTGCGACGAATCATTTCATCCAGTTGGTCTTGTATTTCTTCCTGTTCCGCGGGATTCAATGCATCATAATTGGATGGTTTTGAGGGGTCCATAATCCACACCCCCTTTCTTTTTTTCAAATAAGTTTTGGAGAGATGCAAAAATTGGGAGAACATATCTATTGTTTCGGGGGACGTATCTGCGTCTATGGATAAATAATACCAAAATTGTTTTTTTGTGTAAAATGTGTCGCCACATTTGCGTATTTCATTGTAGAAATTTGTTTCGAGAGAGGCAGGAATGAAGAGAAATATTCGTTTGGAATCTTTCAAACCCTCAGCTACAGCAATTGACGTACATGTTTTACCCGAGCCGAGGCCATGGAACAGCAACAAACCACGATAGGGGGTGGACAAGGACAAATAATCTCGAACTATTCTTTGATGGGCCAACAATTCAAATTCGGTTGGACGGGTTGGCGGTGGCGTTTCCTTGAACCACGCATCTATTTTCTGTAAAAACAATTTTCTATTGGAGAGATAAAACGAAATGGGCGTATTTTGAGGGCGTTTGGCTGTTATATATTCATTCAGTTTGCGGATTGTTGTTTTGGGGTCGGCAACGATGGGCGCCACGCGGTGTATATGTTGTTTGCGCGTTCGCCTTTGCGGTTTGGGCGGTGCCGCTTCCTTGTGTTCTTTGGCTTCCTTGGCCTCGGGTTCTTTGGCTTTGGGTTGTTCGGGTTCTTTGGCTTTGGGTTGTTCGGGTTGTTCGGCTTTGGGTTGTTCGGGTTGTTCGGCTTTGGGTTGTTCGGGTTGTTCGGCTTCCTTCGGTTCTTTGGCCTCGGGTTGTTCGGCTTTGGGTTCGTCTGCCTTGGCTTCGTCAACGTTTTTCCTGGGCAATTCACGTGGTAATCCAGTACGTTTCAAAAAATCTTCCAGAGTTTCATTGGGAATGAATTGCTTATTTACAAATTTATGTTTATTTATTTTAATTTGCTTTTCTTTGAACAATTGAGGTACAGGTTTATTTTCTAATTTCTTCAAAATATTCATATATATATAAGAATTATATATATAAATTAACACTTCAACATGACACTAGATGAATAAAGTAAATCAATAAAACTTCAATCATGCCGAACATGATTCACACACTCCTTCTTCCTCGTCGATGATATTGTTGTTGTTGTAGATTGGCGTGGGTTCAATACTAAACTGTTGCGCCGTATGTCGGGCGCGACGACGCAAGTAATAAATACCGGTTTTGGCACCTCGTTCCCAAGCGTAAAAATGCATGGCAGACAATTTATTCCGCGTCGGTTCTTCAACCCACAAATTGAGGCTTTGACTTTGACATATGAATGCTCCTCGCTCCACCGACATCTCAATCAATGTTTTCATGGACATTTCCCACACCGTGCGATATTTGTTCCGGATTTGGTCGGGGATAACATCAATATGTTGAATACTTCCATTGTTAGCTATAATGTTGTTTTTCATCTTTTCATTCCACAATCCCAAATTCAACAAATCATTCATCAAATATTTATTCACAATAATGAATTCTCCCGCCAAGGTTCTACGGGAATATATATTGCTAGTAATCGGTTCAAAACATTCGTTGAACCCTAGAATTTGGGAAGTCGATGCGGTGGGCATCGGTGCCACCAAAAGAGAATTTCGCAACCCGAATTGTTTGATGTCGTCTTTCAACGATTGCCAATCGTGCCGTCCCGGGGTAGGCTGTCGTCCCCACATGTCATATTGCAAAATGCCGCGACTTGCAGGCGACCCCAAAAATGTTTCATAGGGTCCATGAATGCGTGCCAAATGACACGATTCCGTCAAAGCACTATAATAAATAGTTTCAAAAATATGCAAATTCAATAGTCTTGCTTCTTTACTGTCAAACGCCAAATTCATACGCATAAACACATCCGCCAATCCTTGAACTCCGATACCGATGGGGCGATGCTGTAAATTACTGTGTCTCGCCTTTTTCGTCGGATAATAATTAATATCTATTATGCGATTGATGTTGTATGTCACTATACGCGTCATTTTTTCCAACAACGCAAAATCAAACGTATTTGCCTCGGTCAAAAAGGTTGGAAGTGCCAAACTCGCCAAATTGCAAACGGCCGTTTCATTTTTATCGGAATACTGAACAATTTCCGTACACAAATTGGACGACTGGATTGTTCCGACGTTTTGTTGGTTGGATTTACGATTGACGGAATCCTTATACAACATGTATGGTGTTCCTGTCTCCATTTGAGCATCCAAAATTTGAAACCACAATTCTCTCGCCGGAATTTGTTTTCTCCCTCGTTGCTGCGTTTCGTAATGGACATAGAGATTGTCAAACTCGTCGCCGTAAACATCCGACAACCCGGGGCATTCTCGAGGACACATGAGTGTCCAAAGACCACCTTCTTTTACGCGTTTCATAAATAAATCAGGAATCCAAAGGGCATAAAATAAATCTCGCGCTTTCAATTCTTCGTCTCCATGATTCATTCTCATTTTCAAAAACAATTCAATATCTGCATGCCACGGTTCCAAGTAGATGGCGAAACTACCATTTCTTTTGTTGCCTTGATTTACATATTTAGCAGTGGAATTGAAAACGCGCAACATAGGAACAATTCCTGTAGATGTACCATTCGAACCGCAAATGTGGGACCCCGTAGCACGTATATTGTGAATGTGAAGACCTATTCCCCCGGCATGTTTAGAAATGAGTGCACATTCCTTCAAAGTATTGTAAATCCCGTCGATACTGTCGGATTCCATTTGTACCAAAAAACACGACGCCAATTGAGGAAAAGGCGTTCCTGCATTGTACAAGGTGGGTGTCGCGTGAGTGAAATACTTCAATGACATAGCATCATAGGTTTCCTTAATCTTTTCCAAATCATTGCCGTGTATGCCGCATGCTACACGCAACCACAAATGCTGCGGTCGTTCAAAGGGAGTACCATTGAGTTTCAGCAAATACGCACGTTCGAGCGTTTTGAACCCAAAATAGTCAATTAAATTGTCCCGGTCGTAATCAACGAAGGAATCCAAAATATTGCCGTGGGTCAACACCAATCCATACAATTCCTTGGAGATGATGGGCACCGAAGGGCTTTCATACAATTGTTTCATGGTCTTGGCAAACGAAGGCAGTGTATTTTTATTGTGGTTGGTAATCACAATTCTGGCGGCGAGAACACCATAGTCTGTGTGTGTGGAAATAAGAGACGAGCATTGTTCCGCGAGCAATTCGTCTATTTTTGTGCTCAAAATACCGTTGTGCAACTGGTCAATGACCTTCATCGCCAATTGAGTAAAATTTATTTTGATGTCCGTTTCTTTTCCGATTCTACGTATACGATTGAGAATTTTATCGAATTGCACTATTTCCGTGGAACCGTTGCGTTTTATAACGGTCATTTCTTCTTCGTTGTTGGACATGGGTATTGGTGTTATCTGGTGTTCGTTTTATATTCTTTGACCCAATCCCCAACAACCTAAATGTGTTATATTATTCGTTTGACTTGCTGGTAGAGCCATATACTCGAGAACAAGGAATACGTCGATGTAGTCAATATTACAAATAAAATTATATAAAATATATATTCCACTAACAAATCCAATAAATTCAAAGGAACACTTGGAACAAACAATTTGTATAAAATATAAATCAGGAACCCAGTAGAAAGTGCACCGATGGCGGTGACAATTGCCAAAACAAATGCCAACACATTGACAATTGAAAAGGGCAAAAAAGGCACCAATGAAAAATAGGCCGACAATGGAAAGTAGGTCGCAATAAATATTACAAAAAGAAGGAACAAAATACTTGCTGATAAATATTCATTAATTGGTTTCTTGAACAGCATGAACATGAACAATACAAACAACAGCAAAGTTTCACCAACCACAAAAATGGTCTTGTAATTGGAAATTACGCCCTGTTTACTAGTATCCGCTGGTAAATTGGTGACGGTCTTGGTTTGAGCAACGACAAGTTTTGCGGAAAAGATACTCACCAATATCAAGGAACACGCAAAAAACAGGGAACACACAAACAAAAACCAAAAAATAAATGATTTGGACATGTGAGTAGGAGGCTCAGTAGGATATTGTATTCTCGATGCATCGGAAAAAAATAAAATATGAGCAAACAAATAAAAGACCAACATAGAAAATATTCCAGTTTTTTCGGTATTCGGCAAATACATCAATACAACAATGAAAATATATATGAGAAAGAGCATCCCATATGTGAATGTTGGATTGAACTTGATTTCCATTTTCTATAATGGTAGATATAATGTTTCGTTCAAAGGGGGAAAAACATCATAGGTAGTGAGGGGCGTGGCGGAGGTTCATAAAGTCGCGTTGTCCATTGGTCAAATTTGAATTTTCCTGTTTTTCGATAAGATTCGGCGAATACATTGTCGGAAACTAGCAAGCAGTGGGTTTCCATTTCAATATGATAATACTCCACGTCTCGCAATAGAAAATCTTGTACTATTGTGGTTCCATTGATGAGTTCGCGCGCCGAAATGAGACGCCGATGATTGATACAGATTTTATGTTCCGGCGAAATATACAAATCGCGACACGGTACATTGTCGTACAATGCCCCTCGTTTGATACAAACGGGCGCAGTATTTTCATTTGTTCTTCCCTTTATTTTGAAACGTCCGATACTGACTATGGGAGTCCGCTTTTTACGGAACAACAGTGTTCCGGCGGTTTCGAGTACATCGTCCATGGTGAGCAGTTCGACGCGGCAGTATCCCCGGTTGGCGGTCAACAAGTGCGTGCCTTTCATGAAACAAACACAGTATACTGTTATATCTACCAAATTGTATGGGTCCAAGATTTGTAAATTGTTTGCTCCATTTTTGAAATACTCGGTGCTCATGTTGGAAAACACAATATCATGGGTAGAAATATGAAGCACAGTGTTGTTGTTTTGACACGCTACATACAAATCACCACTGGAGATATTCAAAGTCAATCCAATCGGGTTATTCATAATGTTAGCCGCTTGTGCAAATAATGTAGTGTCCCCCGAAATACGGTCGCACTGCAAGACAATACCATTGTTGTCGGGATTCAAAGAGGCTATGTACAAATTGTTATTCGAATCCAAAGCAACACCCGTGGGATTAATTAGGGACTGCACATTTCCGCTTAAATCCTTGTAATCTTCAACATACAAAACTGGGGCTTGGTCAAAATTCAGTGAATTGTATGTATAAATGAATCCTGGTCTAGGAACCATGCTCGACCCAGAAAGATTCAAGGCAACAAACAAATGAGATGCATCGTCGAACAACATGCCATAAATAATTCCATCCCGTCGTTGAACAACAGCAACATGGTTGGCACCGTCCTGCAATGAAATCCGCAATATACTTGCACGGTATTTTTGGGGGACATTGTAACCTTTGTCGCAAGTGGCCAAGAACAAATAATTTCCAGAAGGGTCAATACAAAATCCTTGGGGATTGACATGGTTGTGAATAGTAGAAAACAATGCAAAGGTACTGGGTTCTGTAATGGTACCGCGATAAATGAGAGTGTTATTCCCAACCCACGTGGCAACATACAAAAAAGACTGGTGAATGACCATACTCGTCGGAAATGCAAGTCGAGTCAAAACAATTGTGGATGAATCTGCAATGTTTATTTTACAAATTGTCCCCGTCATAAAATTGGATACATAAAGAAATCCTGTGTCATCAAACACCAAATACTGTGGATAATTGATTTCTGTCGACGCATCATAAAATACATCCACAACGGTACTCAAATGTGACACGAAATCCAACACTATAGAATTCACAATCGTCTGATTGGTTGCATACAATTGATTCGGAGTGGCAGGATTGAAGGCCACAGAATACATATTGATTGGTTCCATCCCGTTGTATTCACTCAGAGTGGCGGAAAAGTCTTGAGTATTTATACGAACAAATACCAAAACACTCGTCGGTGGCGAAGAAGACATGACATGATAAAGAAATTGATTGCTGCCACAAATCAATTTGCGTGAATGGTAATTGTTTGTGGTAAAAACAATGTGAAGAAATTCACCAGTCAATGAATATTGAGAGACGGAACTCAATCTGTTGTTTCTGGTGGTTGAAATGTACAAATAAGGGGCGATTACGCATAGACTATCTATTTTGGTTCCATGCGTCAATGGTACGAAATTAGTTTGAAATACGGCGTCAAGTTGACCAGTGGGGTCGTATTTTTGAACGGTGGTTTGACAACCCACATACAAGTTGAATGATAAATCGACATAGATTGCCGAGGGAGAAGAAACGGAAGGAATCCAAGGACCACCACGTTCTTCACCCGTTTCGCTGTCGTATTTAGCAATCAAGCCTCCGTCTGCAAACGACACGTACAATTGTTGGTTGGTATCAATGCAAATATTTGTGGGGATTCCATACGATAGTTGTCCAATGGTCAACAAACCTTTGGTCGTCGAAACAATGACGAAATTAGTCTGTGAATTGATGTTTGGATAGGGGGACAAATCGCACAGTACAAACAAATTGTGGGATGAATCAAACACCATATCCACGGGATTGCAAATTCCCGAACCGCGCAGCAAAACTGTAATGGGGTTGAATTCACCCAATATATGGTGGTTCAAATCCATCAAGTAAAAGATACCCACGGGTCTCAATATTTCAAACGCGTGATAGGTCAAATTGAACGTTTTGTCTCGATTAAGGTCTATTGGATTCGGTGTATAACTGTAATAATCAATTTGATTGTCGGTGGTCATTAATCTATATTGATTTTATTTCGCGGCGATAGAATAATATAAACATATATCTAAATAGATGTGTATCATGAAAATATTGTTTTATTTATTATGGTCATTACTACCTTTTTCAAAGCCAAATATCGAAAATTTACACATTCCGAGTTGTAAAAATTGTATTCATTTTGCACCATCCTACATGAACGACTTTACTTCTTCGTTGAATAAATGCAAAAAATTTGGTACAAAGGATATAATTACGGATGAAATAGTATACAATTACGCCTCGTCGTGTAGAAGAGATGAAAATAAATGCGGCCACGAAGGAAAATTTTTCATTCAAGAAAAAAACATCAATTTCAAGATATTTCTACATGAATTGAAAAACAAGAGTTTATGGTTGATTTTATTGTTTGTGACAACAATTACGTCTTTGCACCAGATGCAAAAATGACCCCATGTATTATGATTCAAAATATAAGTCGTGTATTATATTTTGAAAATTGATTCAAAATATAAATGACAAAATATATTACAATTGACCATGATTATTAAAAATTCGGACCCTAAACTGGTCAAGGACATTGTGGCAGTCGACTGTATAAAATGCCCCAAACCGATTGTGAAATGGGTGGGTGGTAAAAGTCAAATCTCAGACAAACTCATTGCTGAATTCCCAATTCACATCAACAATTACCGGGAAATATTTGTAGGAGGAGGGAGTGTTCTGTTCACCTTATTGTGGTATGTGAAACAGGGCATTATCAATATACGTGGTAATACATATGCATACGATTTGAACGAACCCCTCATTTATGTATACAAAAACATTCAGTCGAACCACAATGAATTCTACGGCGAAATCCAACAATTGATAACTGACTTCAACTCATGCGGCAACGGTATCGTAAATAGAAATCCTCAACATCTCGACGAAGCCAAACTGGCCAAGGAAAATTATTATTACTGGGTTAGAAGTGAATACAACCGATTGACAATAGCGGAAAAAAAAACACCAAAGGGGTCGGCAATGTTTGTATTTTTAAACAAAACGTGTTTCAGAGGTCTCTTCCGAGTTGGACCACATGGGTTCAATGTGCCTTACGGACATTACAACAATCCAGAAATCATCAATCGAGAACATTTGAACGAAATACACGAATTGATACAAAACGTTATATTTGAATGTTGTGACTTCAGTGTATCATTGAGTCGTATTGAACCCAACGACTATTCGTATCTAGACCCACCATACGCGCCCGAAACCGTGACTTCTTTCGTGAAATATACGGAAACCGGATTTACTACGGACAATCACAATGCCTTATTTGAGGCAATACACAAATTAACGGAAACGAATAAAAAAATGATGTTGAGTAATTCGGATGTAAGTTTTGTTCGTGATAATTTCAAAGGCGAAAAATATCACATAACATCTATCTCATGTAAACGAGCAATAAACTCTAAAAATCCAGTGGCGAAAACAAACGAGGTGATTATAAAGAATTATTGAACCATGTGTCGAATGTTTCAAAATAATTTTCATCGTCGCCAAACAATACGGCAATATTGTTTTCATCCAAAATTGTATTCAATATGGCATACTTTGCTTCATTCGAGGTTAATTTGTTCTTCAAAAATTCATTGACACAAAAACCATAGTGGATTTCAAAGTCATCCCCCAATGCTAATTCATATTCTCGTTTGAGCGAGGGTCCACTCCACAATTTGGTCTCAACCGAACCATCCACGTTTTGCTCCTTTTTCTCCAATATTTTTATTACGATTTTGCCGGTTGTCTTGCATTCAACAATATATGCTTCATCGGGGCATCGAAACAATTGTTTGTTGTATTTATGTTTCATATATTGTTTGAATCCGTTGTGCAATACAAACACGACTGTTTTATCGTGAAACGTTTTGGACAAGTAGTAATCGTATTTTTTTTTCGGGTTTTTTGTAAAACTATATTTCGCGTATCCTTCATTCAACAATCGCTGTTGATTATTTGTTTTTTCTTCAAATAATTTGCCATGGTAATTGGTGTTGGCCCCACCAGCACCAGTTCCTTTGTTTATTACTATTGGTTTCGTTACGTCCTTGAATTCAACTGCGGAGGGTTGTTCAATATCCATGCTTTGGGGTATCTATAAACATATTCCGGATTTCAATTTTTCAATATGCAACCCCTAAAAATCGCGTAACCGAAAGACCGCAGCCTGTCCGGCCAATTGTTCAGCCTTTTTTTTAATGTTGTGAACGCCTTCGCCTAAGAATAAAAACAAACGTCCATGTTTGGTTACATACGCATGTATATCACTATAGTGGTTGAATTGGTCATGCTGGAGAGTTACACTATCTTCGTGTTTCAACCCATACGTGTCTTGCCCTAGACACAAATAAACGCCCATGTGATACTTTTTATCGTCGTCGTCGTCGCAATGGGACTGCTCCATTTCCATGTAATGGGGGGTCGTTTTGAACTCTTTTTGTATTTTCACTTGCAATATATTTTTGTAATTGTCGTCGTTGCGCACGAGCTCCACCCAATCTACATGTTTTTCGTAAACGTGACGTACAAACAATTGCGCCATTTGAAACCCTGGACCCGTATCAAACGTTTCGTACCACTGGTCATCATCCAGGACACGAACGTGGTTGAAATCGTGGAAAATGGCACCTATAAATGCCTCAAACAAACAACCCAGTTTTTTCAAATTGGTGCGTATTTGCTTGTTCTCGGCGTGCTTGGATATTATCAACCATTTATGCAGTCCCATTTCATACGCGATTTTACCAATGGACTCGTTCTTCACCAAAGCGATTTTCTTGTCGGTCAGAAATCCTGGCTCTTCCTTCGGATAGCGACAATACAAATAGTATTTTGTGATGTTTTCGAGCACACCATCCCCAATGTATTCCAATCGTTCGTTGGATTTGGAATACAACGGCAAACAATTGTGCGGTCGGTCCACGATGGTTATGTTGTGCGCTCGATTCTCGTAGTGTGGTCGCTTTATATAAGATTGGTGTACAAACGCCCTCTTGTATAAATTCAAATTCAAAATCGGTGCCTGGATACCATAGGTCTTCAATATTGTCTCTACCTCGTCGCGCGTAATCTCCACATTCTTCTCGTTGAATGGGTCAAAGACGTAAATGTCTTGTCCATTGGCGGACTTTTCCACATGAACGTCCTCTTCAAGTTGCATTGCAGTTGCGGTTAATTGTAAACCCAAGCAGGGTTTATATTCTTTACTTATCTCTTGCAATTTTGATTGGGGGAATAACTCGAAATATGTTGTCGCCGAAAAAAGAATGCGGGATGGATGATACAAATCATCGTTGTCTTATCATGCACCATGACAAACCAAACAGGATTGTTTGTTTTTTCCATGAGGACATATTTGTGACCCGCCACATTGAACGCATCGAACCCGTATTTTGTTATGTTCGCAAATACTTCCACCCCGACAATCAAAACATTGGCTCCGGTTACGTCCATGTTCGCATACTTGTGTGCCGCCACATTCCGCGCAATAATATTTGATTTTACCGTGTTCGCAAATAGATGAACCATTGCAGAGATTGCATACTTGGCGACGTTTTTTATGTTCGCAAATGAGAGTGCCGTCGCAATCGACACAAGACAATCGATACCGACCATGCTGACATATTTGAGAACCACCACACTCTTTACAACGACTGCGAACTTTGTTATGTGGACAAATGTTTCCACCCTTGCATAGAGTACAGGAAGTTCTGATGCGATTGTGTTGACATATAGAACCTCCTTTGCAGTCTTTGCATTGGTTCTTCAGACGGTCATGAACGCATAATTCGCTTCCACCACATTCACGGCATCGCGACACTCGTTTACCATGTTCACATATTTTGTATTGTCGAACTCTTTTTTTAGTAATAGTAGTTTGTACGTCATGAGTTTCATTCATATAATATATTTGTTTATTTGTTGTGGATATTTTTTTACAACGAATAATAAGTTTATTTCATTTTTTTTTCTTTAGGGATGTTATATAAAAAATCATGGGTGGAGCTCTTATGCAACTGGTGGCTTACGGTGCCCAAGATGTGTTTTTGACAGGAAATGCAGAGATTACCTTTTGGAAGGTGTCGTATCGTAAATACACCAATTTTGCGATGGAATCCATTGAACAGACATTCAATGGCCAAGCCGACTTTGGTCGCCGCGTAACTTGCACTATTTCACGCAATGGTGATTTGATTTATCGCACATATTTGCAAGTGACTTTACCGGAAATCAACCAATCCATGTTGGGAACATCGGGAACCAACAACGATGGAGTGTATGCTCGTTGGTTGGACTTTGTCGGAGAACAATTGATTGCCCAAGTGGAAGTAGAAATTGGTGGGCAACGCATCGATAGACACTATGGTGATTGGATTCATATTTGGAACCAGTTGACACAAACTTCGGAACAGTTGCGAGGATATTTCAAGATGATTGGAAACACTACTCAATTGACCTATATCACTGACCCAACCTTTGCAAACATTTCTGGACCATGTGCTTCATCCGGTGGGCCGGCTCAAGTATGTGCTCCTCGTAATGCACTCCCCGAAACTACCTTGTATGTTCCTCTTCTCTTTTGGTTTTGCACCAACCCGGGCCTGGCTCTTCCTCTGATTGCTTTGCAATACCACGAAGTCAAAATCAACATTGATTTCCGTCCCATTGGAGAAGTCTTGTGGGCGGTCAAGACGTTGAATTCGGCATATACGGGAACCGCATCCGTTTCCGCCGCTTACCAGCAATCTTTGGTAGCAGCATCGTTGTATTTGGATTATATTTTCTTGGACACGGACGAGCGCCGAAAAATGGCTCAAAATCCTCATGAATATTTGATTGAGCAGTTGCAATTCACGGGTGACGAATCCGTGGGTTCCTCTTCGAACAAAATCAAACTCAATTTCAATCATCCCGTCAAAGAACTCATCTGGGTCGTCCAACCCGACGCCAATGTGGATTATTGTTCTTCGTTGGAAGCCGGTTCCGTGTTGTTCAAGACATTGGGTGCACAACCATTCAATTACACGGATGCCATCGATGCTCTTCCAAACGCAATTCAAGCATTCGGTGGACCTACTGAAACTGGAGCCGTCGGTACTACCGTTGGCGCAGGTTCAACTTCGTTCATCAATGCATCGGGTCTGTTCCAAATGCCCGGAGCGGGAGATATTCTTGGTTTGGCGTCTACTTCCGATTGGTCCGGAGCAACCAACTATTCACCATTCACGGACCAAAATGGTGGAGCACCTACGGGCTCCTACATTTCCGATTCGGGAACTTTCGTATTGGCAGAAACCGCCTTGGACCTTCACTGCTGGGGAGAAAACCCCTGTGTCACTGCAAAGTTGCAACTCAATGGTCAAGACCGCATTACAGAACGCGAAGGTTCTTACTTCGACGTGGTTCAACCTTACCAACATCATACACGCAATCCGGACACTGGAATCAATGTTTATTCCTTCTCTCTTCGCCCAGAAGAACACCAACCGTCTGGAACTTGCAACTTTTCACGCATTGACAATGCCGTGTTGCAATTGGTTCTCTCGGCACCCACGGTTTCCGGAACGGCCACTGCCAAAGTTCGTGTCTATGCCAAGAATTACAACATTCTTCGTGTCATGACTGGTATGGCGGGCGTTGCATACTCCAATTAAATAATGCGTTGGATACTTTATAAATCATTATATAGAGTTTCGTGATGGATGCATCATTAAAAAAATATACAAACAAATCATATCAATTGAATAAAATGGATACGATTTACGAGAGACACGCTTATTTTTACAACGAATATATAATTGAATACATCACGGAACGAAAAGTAAAAAGATACAAATACAAATTGGTATCTAAAAACACAACTGAACGCAGCGACTGCCCAATTTGTTTGGAATCTTGCATTATAACAGAATGCTGCAAAACTGGGTGTGGTCACACGTTTTGTTTTGCTTGTTTGGACCAATGGCGGGAAGAATCAGAAACTTGTCCCGTTTGTCGAACAGATTACAATGACGTTTGGTACTACATGAAATTGCGGCCCAATGTACCCTTTATTCGGTAATGAGCCGCGGAACGACATTGATTGTCTTCAATTCTTGCCACAAGAGTTTGAACGAAAAGGGTATATCAACGCGAGCAAAATCGGTCATGTTGTTGCAGGTGTTGCAATAATGTATGGTGAAATGGTCGTTGGCGCGATTGATACGTTCGTTGTCCGCGTCGTAATACGAGGCCAAGAGACCACAACGACGACATACGTAGCACGTATATTTGTCCGAGACGTCAAACAGACGTTCCTTGCAAAAATGGCTCATACCGTGAGCAATGATTACATCCTTTTCCATTTCGCCCACGCGAAACCCACCGTCTCGGCTTCGCCCTTCTGCCGGTTGCCGCGTCAAATTCACCATAGGGCCAAATGCGCGACTGTGTTGTTTGTCGTTCACCATGTGCTTCAAACGTTGATAATACACCGGGCCGACGAATATACTCGTTTCCAATTGGTTGCCAGTCAAACCATCGTACATAATTTCTTCGCCGCGACTGTGATACCCCAATCGCGAGAGAAGTTCCGTAACTGAAACAATGTCTACCTTTCCAAATGCGGTTCCATCTCCCAAAATACCGAGTTGCACGAGAACTTTACCCAATATTGTTTCCTTCAATTGTCCGATAGTCATACGCGAAGGAATAGCGTGGGGATTCAAAATAATATCCGGACGCAGACCGTCTTTGGTAAAAGGCATGTCGCATTCGTCTATAATGTTGCCGCACGTACCCTTCTGTCCATGTCGACTGGAAAATTTGTCACCGATTACGGGTTTGCGTAATGTGCGAATTCGCGTCTTGGCAAAATTGTAACCATCTCCATTTCGACCCGTGTAATTGCGGTCGATGTAACATTCTTCCGTCGTTCGGTATATCTTACTCTGGTCTTCGTATTTGATTGTCTTGGTGGGGTCGTTTCGATGTTCCTTGATGGGGATAATTTTCGAAATGATAATGTCGCGATTCTCTACACGAGTATTTTCGGGAATGAATCCCTGTGGGTTCAATTTATCATAATTTCCTAATTTTACGCCTTTGGTTTTGCTCTTGTCGGGCTTGCAACGAATGATTTCGTCACGTATGATGTTGTTGTCCTCGTCCTTTTCAGTATGATAAATCGTCGTCATAAACATACCACGTTCAATGGAACCGCGATTGATCAACAAACTATCTTCTTGGTTGTATCCCGTAAATGACATAATAGCCACGGTTATTTGACAACCAGATGGAACACGGTTGATACCGATGAAATTCATCAATCGCGTATCAATCAGAGGACGCGATGGATAGGTCAAAATATAAGATGTCTTGTCCATTCGGAAATCGTAATTGGTGGCATAAATACCCATGGCTTGCTTCAACTGCGCACATTCGTATGTGTTTCTCGGGGCTTGGTTATGTTCCGGAAAAGGAATGCAAGACGCCAGAATACCAAATATGGTACTGGGATGTATTTCACAGTGTGTATATCGAACAAACCGCGAATAATTGTTACGATGAGCAGTACCCTGTTCTTCTTTCATTGCAATCATGGCAAAGGATTGTTCTTCTACGTCAATGTATTCAATCATCGACTCGTTGATTTTTGAATTGATGAGCAAATCATCCCAGGACAACGTCTTGTCTCTCAATTGTTCTACAATGGATGGAGACAACAATACCTTCTTCCCACTTTCGTCGACCCGCAATAGAGGGCGCGTCAATCGTCCACCATCGCTGCATATGCGTATCTCTCCTTTCTTGAAATCAAACACTATAGATGTGTAAATATTGATTCTGCCACTGTGTTTCATAGTTTTCAAGAATTTGTACAATTCCATGGGGGATTGGCTTATTCCTATCCAAGCCCCGTTGATGAATACCTTGACGTGCTTGTTCAATTCCCGAGGTGGCATGGATTCCAACGAATCAATGTGAGGAGCAGTCATTTCATACAAGGTGGAACTGTTGGTGGGAATTGTAATATGTGCCAAATAAGCAATGTTTTTGACGATTCCTATGGATTGACCTTCCGGTGTTTCAACCGGACACAAAAATCCCCACGTTGTCCCGTGCAATTTTCTAGGTGCAATCAATTCGCCACTTTTTTCTAGGGGTGTATTGATTCGGCGCAAATGACTGATGGTGGCGGGATACGTAAGACGATTCAACACTTGGCCAACACCAACTTTGCTACTGTTGGCCTGCTTGATACTGAAATCGCCGGTGGAAAGTGCACGAGTGATTCCATTTTCTATAGTGGCCGGTTTGATGATTTTATAAATATTCGTCATGTTCAGAATTTGACTGTAATCTTCCATTGTTCGCGATTGACGTGCATTGATTTCTCGCACCGTGAGCTTTTGCATTTCTTTGACCAGTTTGTTGAAATAATTTCGATACAAATTGTTCAACAATGTTCCCGTCAACTCAATCCGCTTGTTCACGTAAGAATCGCGGTCGTCGGGCAATCTCCACCCCTTGCAAGTTTCAATGAGACGCTTCGCCATATAACCCACCAAATACAACTTCTCGGTAAGAGAATGACAATGCGGGAACAAATCGTTGTTCAATATTTCAACCGCAAATTCGCGGTGCTTCAACAAACTAACGTTCTTGTCCATTGTAGGCGGCGTGGTAAATGCCACGTAATTCGTAATGTGTTTCAACGCCTGTTCCTGGGTCATGTATTTGTTTCCATCCACAATCGATGCCTTCAAAAATTCGAGGATTTCCTCTGTTTTAGGGTCGTTTATATCGAGAACTATATACTCGCAAATTTGTTTGTCAGTTACGATACCCAACGCGCGAAACAAAACAAACAATTCAATCGGCTGTTTGATACGCGGTATGTTGATGTATAGTCCATGCCCGTAACCGTTGTTCTTGTTTGCAATCATCATTTCAATTTGTTTGGGAGAAATACATTTGTAATCCGGCACCGATTTGATTTCCGCATACCAATTCCATTTGGTGGTGTTCTTGCCACTGAAACAATAAATTTTGTTTTCCGCCGCACGCTCTTGACCCAAAACCGTTTTCTCCGAACCTTTGATGATAAAATACCCACCGCAATCAAACGGACACTCCCCCCGTTTGGATATCAATTCGTGTTTCAATACACAAATATCGGAATTCAACATTATAGGGATTTTACCAATGTTGATTCTCGGGATGACACGTTCAATGTGTTTGGCCGTGGCCATGTCCTCTGTATCCCGAATGACATAACGAATGTTCAAATCTATTGTTGTATTCGCCGAATAGGTGAAATTGCGCAGACGGGCTTCTTGCGGCATCATGATTTTCGTCGCGCCATTGTTTTCGTGGATTTGCGGTTCATACACTCGAAAATTGACAAAGGACACGAAAATCTCCAGAAAATATTGCTTGCTTTCTTCGATGTAATCCTTTTCCGAATGAATGACGACGGGATTAAACATTTCTATAGTGCGTTGTATTTGATGATTGATGAAATAATTGTAGGATTCTATCTGATGACGCACCAAACGCTCCAATGGTTTTTCGTTGAAGTACGATTCTATCAAATAAAATGGCTCTTCCAAATATGGGGCCAAGTGTTTCAACACTTCTTCGTGTTCGTCGTTTCCTGGCGATAGGGGTTGGGGTTGTTCTGGGTTAACAATGCCAACCATCAAAGGATTCATATGTTTCTTTCTTTCTTTCAAATACTTACAACAATCATTTTTCAATTTTCTATATTGTTTTAATTTCAGAAATTCGCACCAAACGACCCTCCAATGACACCATTTGCCGGCAATGGCGATGAATTGTGGTCGTCCATGTTGTGATTTTGGGGTGGGGGGTCGTAAATTTCGACCCTTTTGGACGCCGCTGGTGGTTGCGGGAACAATTCCGTATTGGGTATGGTGGCTTGTTCGCGCTTGGTGTACTTTTCTTTTATTGGTGGTGAGGGACCATTCCACAATTCGCCGAGACGTTCCACCAAAATATTCGTCTTTATTCCTATTTTGGTTTGTATGGAAACAACAATCACTAAAAAGGCAATAATTACATTGGTCAATACAAATGGGTCATATTTGAAACCACTATATGTAGGAACGTAAGAGACGATACGATGAATCAAAACAATTCCTACAAACAATAAAACTAGTTGCAAGAGAATCTCAATGGTTATTTCTAAACTTGATTTGTCGGGGTCAACATCGGGTATTATTCGTTGTATTGTTTTGTTGAGTGCGACGACGGGAACAATGGCCAACACTGCGTATTGTATGACGTTCAATAACTCGGCTTTTCCTTCTTCAGTAGTAGAAAATACATGACTCAAAAATGTTTTGGGTGCTGCCGTTTCGTTTGGCGCACCTCCTGAAAAAACAATGTTGTCCATTATATTATATATATAACATGAATGATATAAAAAAACAAGTGACAATAAAAAGTGCAATCAATAATTTACACATCATACATACAAGATTTGGTGCATTAAATGTCGTCAATGTCGATGAGTTCGTCACCTTCCACGGCAAACAATTGGTCGTGGGTTGAATCGATGGCGGTGGCGGCGCTGGTGACGGCAATGTCTTCGTCAGCAAAATAATTGTCATCTTCTTGTGTCGAGGAATCGTTTTTTTTGTGGAAAAAGGAATTGTCAAATTGTGGCAACGAGGACAATTGTTTCACTTCCACGTCCGTGTAAATTTCCAATAAGTCGGACGTCTTGTAATTCGGCTTTTCAAAATCATGCAGTCCCACCAATACAAAATTCCCCACTTGCACCAAATTATGCCGTTTGTTTCGACCGGTGAATTTGCCGCGAATGCGCAACAACAATTTGGACCCCGAAATTGTAGAGACATAAAACATACAATTACCCAAGGCCTGCGTAACAATTGCGAACATTTCAAATTCATTGGTCGGTATTCTTAAACGATGAGAACCATTGGTTTTTGCCGTTTCCAATTTTCTCGCGAATGATTTGGAACCCTTTCCCCCTGTCGTGTTTTTTACCATAGTGTCGTTTGTGTTTTTGTTTGTGTGTGTATTGTTTGGTTTCATGTCTCGTAAAAATCAATTTTTTTCACCGCACGCCGTTCTACTATTTCATTCCACGCGTCTTCAATGGCTGAAATCGACGCGAGAAACCAATCCCGGTCTCTCGCTACTGAGACACAAGAATATTTGTTCAACGTCCAAAACACTACAGGTTGGCGAAAGGGCAATTGACAAACCCAATCTTGCGGTGTTTCATTTTCGGGACATATATGAAAAACATTGTTTGTTGGGTCTTCTCCCTCACCGGACACCATGACCCCTCGCTCACAACCAAACTCGTGCGATTCCAACCATTCCTCCATCGTCGCGTACTCGAGAAACCGCGTTTCTACGAAATCGCACGTTTCCATGTCACACACTTCCATTTGTACTTGCATTTGCATCCAATATTCCGGTTTGGGGAAACCCGTTATGTTACGATTTATCACATTTTTGATTTCTATCATGGTTCCATATTTGGGTGACGACAGGTCCACTACAATGCCGTCTGGGGACGCTCCTAAAAAACTATAGCGAGAATGCGGAATGCAGGTGAATTGTTCGATATGCGTATCATTTCGCCTTTCATAAATCATCATAGACAATGTTTCGTACCTGACTCCCCAACGAAGCGAACGAGGTTGGCGCGAACTTGTCGCCCATATTTTCAAAGGAGCGCATTTTTCGTTTATGTAAGTGTTTCTTTGTTTGGGGCTCTTCAGTATTTTCCATACTCCACTCGCCGTTATCATATTGTGTCGTGTTTGATACCACTCTTCCGTACGTTGGCTACGTTTGGAATAGGCATCGAGGCGTTCCAATTTTGCCTGGATTTCTTTGCGCCGTATCGTATCGCGGTAATATTGATTGATACACTCTTCTATAGTGTCTTTGCTGCATAACCCATTGTAGGATACGAAAAAATATTGTGTTGCGTCGTGAAGTAGTTGCAGTGACCAAGATTCGTTGATATCGTCCAACACTTCAAATATAGATTCGTAAACCATTTGTCTCATCATCGTTTGCATATACTAGATAGACATAACTCCAAAATCAATTTTGCAAAAAACAGCATTCGCAATTTTGCCATTTTTGCAAAACGGCATACCAATAAAACCGATATAAATAAATATAGATTGAAATAGAAAATGATTAGTTTGGTGAGAATTGCAATTGGGGGGATTGTATGTTCCATGGTTCGCAGTTTTCATGTCGGTCGGCGGTTCAATAGGTTTAAGGCATTGCGCGTAGACAATTCCGACATTCTGAATCAGTTTGACAAGCAAATTGAAGAAGCCGCCAATAAAATCAAACGTTTGAAATATCAAAAAAACAATTTTTTGAGCAATTTACATAAAACGGGGAACAAACAAAATAGGGGATTGAAATTGTTCAACGAAACAGAAATAAACGGTCAAAATTTTAGGAAATACGCGGAATTGTACGACAACGACGACGAAGAAGCCTTGAACGCTGCTTCCGTGGCCCAATTGGAAACCGATTTTTCAACTTTTCCATTTGGCATTCGCGTGATACTGCCGTCCATGGAAGCAAAACCGAGACAGCGCGACCGTAAAAAAGGTGCCGCTCCCAAATCCGAACATTTCGCAGTAATTGAGCCAACAATGCATTACAATTTTACGGCCATTGGTGGGTACGACTCGGTCAAACGAGAGTTGTTGCAATGTGCCGATATGTTGTTGAATCCGGACAAATACAAACCGTTTTCCGTGGAAGTTCCCAAAGGAATCATTTTGGAAGGACCTCCAGGGAATGGTAAAACACATTTGACGCGATGTTTTGCGGGTGAAACGCACCTTCCTTACATTTCGGTCTCGGGTTCACAATTTCAAGAAATGTACGTGGGAGTGGGTTCCAGTCGTGTGCGCGAACTCTTCAAATTGGCTCGTGAAAATACACCCATTATTGTGTTCATCGATGAAATTGATGCGATTGGACGAAAACGTTCCCAAGCAGAACATGGTGACAACAATTCAGAGAGAGATTCCACGTTGAATCAATTGTTGGTAGAAATGGATGGTCTGGAACAAACAAATGGCATTTTCGTAATTGGTGCGACCAATCGTGCAGATTTGTTGGATGAAGCACTTACGCGCCCCGGACGCATCGACAAAACCATCTATGTTGGTCTCCCCGACAAAAAAACGCGAGAAATGATTTTGAATATTTACAAACAAAACAAACCCTTGAATGCGAACATTACTATGCTCGAATTGATTGAAAAAAGTAAGGGCATGTCCGGAGCACAAATCAAAAATTGGCTCAATTTGGCAACCATTCGAGCCATCATTCGGTCCAATGTGAGTACGGAAGTCATTACCGAACGTGACGATTTGGAACTCGTGTCCGACCAAATCATGTTGGGGGCACAATGTTTCGAAAACGTATACAGCGAAAGCTCTCTCTATCAATTTTCAATTCATGAAATGGGGCACGCCTTGGTTGGGTTGATGCTGACGGATTACAACAAATTGGTCAAAGTATCTCTGAACACCTGGTCTCCCAAATCACCTGGATTTACATTGTTTGAAGTGGAAGAAGAACAACCGCTACAAAGTAAGAGCCGGTTGATAAACCATCTGACCGTATTGCTGGCGGGAAGAGTGGCCGAAGAAGAATTTTTCCCGGAACACATTTCCACGGGAGCATCACATGATTTGGAGACTGCAAAAAAAGTGACGTTGGAAATGATTACCAAATATGGTATGGGGACACGTGCTATTTATGCCGCCGCCAGTGAAAATTCCAAAGAAGAAATTGAAAATGAAATGAATTTTTTGATTGATTTGGCGTTTGTCAAAGCCCGGTTTATTGTGACACAAGCCAGACCTCTCATTGAAGAAGCGGCCAAACATTTAATGAAAGAAAAAACGGTTTCGCCGGATTGGTTGATAGAACTCATCAATCAAAAATACTCGTATTTGATTGAATTCAAAAAGAACGAATTCAAATAGTCTGGGCGACGACAACACATAAGTTTGCCCCTGGGTGGTGACGTTCCACAATCACTATATGCTCTCCGTCAATGAATTGCGGGGCGAGTTGTACTACTGCAGTTGCAGCCGTTTCTACTGGTGGTTGCCATTTCAACCATTCGTGTTTTATCATCACCGCAGTCGCGAGAACAACGAATACAATGGCGACCAGGCAAGGACATCCAGCGGTCAACAGTAACGCCAGACCAACCGTAAAATAATGTTCTATTTCGTAAGACGTGAAACAATTTCGTTTGTTGTGTTTGGAAATGTATACAACAATGGTTTGGTTGAGGCGGACGCGTTGTTGTTGGATTGAAGCGTCGGTGTAGGTATTGTAACTCGTGGTCGAAGACAATACACAATAATCCTTATTGTATTGTACAATTGTATCAATATAATAATGATTGTATTGACAACGTATTTCCGTGTTGGAAATTGTTCCTTCTGCATATTCATAATTGATGCATGTTTTTTGAAAATGAATGTTGCAACCTTTCATAGTATATACGCAACCCATAACAAAGACCACAACCCATACCACTATAGAAATGATGAGCACTTGATTGGGAGACATAATATGATTGATTTAGGGGTTGGACGCAATCAATTTTTACTGTTTTTTATATATAAGTTAATATGTCTACAATGGCATCGAATTCATTCGCGATTCGGTCCTCTCCGTCGTGAATCAAAGTGTTCAGTCCTGGGAACTCATTGTAGGAATCCTCCGGGGTCTCACGTATGGGATTTAGCGAATCAATTGTTGAATACATTGGACGCATACCGTCGTGCCGTGGTAACGACGTTGGTAGACCACTATGATGCTGTGGGAAGTCATTGCCGACACCATGTTCCGCAAGGAGACATTACCGGGTTTCTTTTTCAACTTGAACCAAAATGACCATGTTGTGCAATGAACGTCGTCAAGTAATCGTTTCGAAGAATTCTGCGGTCTCTCAGATGTTTTTTACTGAACATGTAGGATTCGTCGCGTTTTTTGACACTCCAACCATCGTCAACTGCATTGACAATGAATTTCATTTTTGCTTCTTCGGCATCCATGGACCCTGTCCAAGACATGTATTTTTCCAGAAATTCCGTTTCGGTGGACATTTGTTGTATAATAATAATTTTGCCGAAATTAATTGAAAAAATAAAACACGAATTATATATAAAAATATAAATTATATAATTAGATATAATTTTTTAAGTATCCATGAAATACACTTTGGACGAAGTACATCACAATATAATGTGTATTCACAAGGATCATGAAATCAACACTATACCTCATTTGACACAAGAATTGACTAAATGCAAAGAATTATTGACCCAAAAAACAAATCAAATCGACGAGTACATGGACATCAAAGACAAAATCAAAGAGTTGTCGCGACAAATACGAAGATTGCAAACGGAAAAAAAAAAATATTTATTGAGAAACGCCAACGATATTTTTTATTATTTCGAGGAAAAACAAAAAATATCGATGGGGACAAATGTGAAAAACGTCAATAAATTGAACTCTTTTTTCAAAATCAAATCGACTCAACATACAGACATCAATCCGGAACAATATTCGATTTCAAAAAAGCAATATAGATATTGGAAAAACAATAACCTGGAAGATATGGGGCCTATTCTCAAAAACATTGTTTATTCGTATGACGTTTGTTTGAATTGTGGTGTGGGCGAAATGATACATCAAGACGAAGAGGGCATTTTGATATGCAACAATACGAATTGTGGTCATTTCATTGATTACATTATTGATTGTTCCAAACCTTCCAACAAAGAACCGCCCAACGAAGTTTCTTATACGGCGTACATTCGTCTCAATCATTTCAAAGAAATATTGTCCCAATTTCAAGCCAAAGAGACAACGCATATACCAGCCTCCGTAATTCACAGCATTCGCGAGAGAATCAAACGTGAGAGAATCGATGTGAAAACACAATTGAATTCTAAAATCATGCGAGACATACTGCGCAAACTTGGTTACAACAAGTATTTTGAACATATTCAATACATCAATTCCTTGGTTGGTATTCGTCCCCCGATTATGGACGACAAATTGACGGAAACGCTATGTGTTTTATTCATTGAAATCCAACAACCTTGGGCGTTGTATTGCCCACCCGAGCGCGTTAATTTTTTCAATTATTCGTATATCTTGTATCAATTGTGTGTGTTGTTGGACCAAAAGCAATATTTGCCCTTTATTACGTTGTTGAAAAATGATACCAAACAAAAACAGCAAGACGACATTTGGAAATCCGTTTGCCGCGACTTGGATTGGCAGTTTTTTCCTACCGTTTAACGTTCAACATCATAGAATATTTAGAGTAATGTGGCTCCTTTGACGAACAATTTATATGTAATATATATGAATCAATGAATACGGATATATATGAATTACATATAAATTTGAACACCAATATAAAAACAGAACCAATCGTTTTCAATGTTTCAATGATTGACAATATACCACCTGAAACGAATCTTACTTCGCAATACCCATTCTTGTACATAAATGCCGTTTATGAATTGCCGAGTATGAATTCCTTTTTTACGAACAAAACATACAAGGAAGTATTGGAATTGTTTTTCAACCGGGACAATTTCGAAAAATTTGTTGTCGCGAATTTCGGAAACAACAAACCAATGAAATTGGACAACGCACAAAAGGAACGAAATATATTGATTACCTTGCGCTATATTTTTGCCTTGGACACGACAACATCAATGATTCAAAATGGCGAAGAAACAGATTCTATTTATGATGGTGTGTTTTCCAGTTATTTTATAAAGCATGACTGTGTATTGACTTTGGACACCAAGAAATACACTGCAATTCAAACGGTCTGGTTGAATGACATTTTCAACAGTAAACCCCACATGAATCTTATCAAAACAGTACATGATTTTATAATTAAATTTAAAACACCGATTCTTACGAAAAATGAATATGAATTGTTGAATGTGATTGCCGGAATAAAGTTCATCTCGAGCGTAGTGACTAGTTCCGGCAGAAGGAACACAATATCAGCTCAAATGACCAATACAAGTTGGAAAGATATTTACGAAAAGCTCGAATCCCAATACTTACCTAAATCAAGTAAATACAAACCAAGTGAAAGGCAAATAGAATTGGAAAGAGTATTTTCAATACTCAAAGAAATTTTTTTAAATCCTAACTTTCCTAAGATTTTTGAGAAAATTCAAAATAAAACGAAAGAATTAAAAACAACCAAAACAGATGATGTGAAAACAGATTTAAAACAACTGTTGAAACAATTGTATTCAAATTTGTATACGTTGGAAGATATCATTGATAAAATTCCGACGGTTGAACCATTGAACAAAATAAAAATCGTATTGCAAAAAATGAAAGAAATTCGAGAAGAAAAGGAAATATTCGATGAAAATGTTTTGAAAATCAAATACAACTCTAAATTGATCGGAAAATCAAACATTATACCCGAAGACTACAAACTATTTTTGAACGATGTCCAGAGACAAGAATCGTCTCTCAAAAAAATATCCAATGAAGATTTGCAAAAAAAAATAGACGCTTACATAAAAAATGAAGATTACAATGATGATTTTGTTCATTTTGTATATTTTTTATACAACAATGGTTATTTGAATGACAACGACGAATTAAAAGATACCGTCAACAACAACGACGAATTAAAAAACATCTTCACTAACATCATTGAAACGGGAACCAACACCGAAGAAACAAAAAAAATGCTTAAAATTGGTTACACAATCGACAAGAACAACCAATTAGAAATTCAATTGTTGACGGATTTGTTAGAAGGAAAGATTGATGATTCTTGTCTTGTAAAGAATATGAAATTGACAGACGCGTACAACAAAACCTTTTACAACCAACCCCCTTTTTCTTACCGATTTCGTATACACCCGAATGAATTGAAAGCTTCGGTTACTGGTGGTAGACGACGAAAAACACACAAACAAAGGGCACGTGGTTCAAATTACACAAAACATTATAGAAAAAGGAAACAACGATTTGGCGGAAAACAGGAACGTGTCGTATAATTGTAAAAATACAATGAATTTGCGATTTGTTTGAATGGTGACTTGCGAATTGTGCGCACAATTCGGGGATTTTCCAACAATCCGTCGTCGATTTTGAGAATTGTAAATTTTGTTTCGGTATGATTCTCGCGAATCTGGCAAACAATTTGGTTGAACCCCTGCATCAACAATTCGTCTGTTATTTTACAGAATGTCCTCGTTGCCGCCAAGTGAAGAGAGAATCCCCCGTCGGGGAATTCAACCCAATCTCGGGAAACATAATAGTAGGACAGGGGACGTTCTTCCACCATATCCCACAATATTCCAATCCACATTCGTCCTTCTTGTACTTGTTTCCAAACATAAGGCAAATCCCCCTCAATATGCAGCATATCCTCATGGGGAGTGTCGTAGACATGTTGCAATGCTTGGTAGTTTGAAACTATAGTGGTTTTGATTTCAATGTTGTCATAACAAACGACATCGTTCAAATGATACCACTTGGTAAAGTATTGTAAACAGGGACGACATCCAGGTAATGTCTGTCCTTCCTTTTTGAAACATGTGATTTTGATTTGATTCGATATTCGATATTGATTGTACAGGTGGGAATACAAGAAAGAATAGAGTGTCTGCTTGGTTTGAGTGGACGAAATTGCGAGACAATCGAGATAGTACACCTTGGTTTTGGGTTGATGAGACAACGTCATGTCGTAAGAATGCGAGAATAACGTGGCTACTGGCTTGATTTGCCGCAACCATCCAGATGCATTGTCGTAATATTGTTCAGTTTCGTTCCAAAACGACACCAGAGAATGGGATGAAGCGAGCATGGATTCCAATTGTTGTCGAGTAATGGTTTGGAACGTTTCTGCAGTTGTGCCATAATATTCGGTAATGAGGCGCCATGCCGTTGTTTTCTCTTCGTCGGACAAAGGGTGCCACAATTCGGTTGTAGTTTGGCTTGAATAATACCATCGGTTAGGTTTGACCGTGTCGTGGTTGTGATGAATGACCCCTGAACAAATATACCGATGCAAATCATACACGTGGAACATGGGCAAACAACTCCAAAAGGGAACTAACCAGTGACATAACACAAGACCAATTGCCACTGCGCAACCAAGGAACACACAAGCGTAACCCATCCATTCCATGTTCATTTTATATGTATAAACGGCAATAAAAAAGTAAATAAAAACAAAATAAAATGATTTCCAAATAAAAATGAAGACTGCCGCTGCTTCTACTCATGAAAAAAAAAGAGGGCGCAAATCCAAAAGTACAAAATTGGTGATGAAAATGGACGACGTCAACAATATTCTTCGCACGGGTTCGCATCCAATAAACAATCATGTTATTTTGCATTTGAAATGTTCTCTCGACGATTTACAGAAATTTTCCGTTGAAAAAAAAAGATTGTTTGTGACGTCAGACCCGTTGATTTACGACCCAGATATTCCATTGGGTCCACAAGAAGTAGTGAGTTACAACGAAAATAGCGATTTCGTGCCTTACGTGGGAGAACATCCCCACGCCCACGACACTACAACGACCGAAGATGCCGCGGCAGCGGCCGATACCACCATAGATGTCATCCACCTGCGGGCTAAATTGGCGCGACTGAAAATTTCATATTACAAGGGTGGGTTGGGAATGGATAAAAAATCAGATTGTTTTTGGTGTTCGTGTTCGTTTGACAATTCGCCGTGTTACATTCCCAAAATGGAACAACACAGCGACCACTATTATGGATACGGTTCATTTTGTACTCCCGAATGTGCAGTCGCGTACTTGTTCAAAGAACGGTTGGACGAATCGATAAAATTTGACCGATATCATTTGGTCAATAAAATTTATGGACCCATTTACAATTACCAGCGGAACATTCAACCGGCTCCGGACCCGCATTATTTGCTCGATAAATTCTATGGTGACTTGAGTATAGAGGAATATCGCAAGTTGTTGGAAACCCCGCAAAAAATTATATTCATTGACAAACCATTGACGCGGTTGTTTCCGGAAATGCACGACGAAATGACGTGTACCGGTGTCGACTCTCATGGTGTAGGAGGAATCTACAAGGTCAAACGCGAAAGTGAAAAACAAAAAGAACCAAGCAAAACCGATTTGCTGAAGACCAAATTTCATTGTAAAATAATAACGAAATAAATATATATGAAAAACATGAAAAAAACATTAAAAGAACGAAAAATACGTAAAAGAAAAAACAACCACACACACAAACAAACCGGGGGTGGAGATGAATGGTTGACGATTTGCAAGAATCCGACCATTTGTATTTCATTTGCTCAATACCGGGAAGATATAGAACGTTATTTCGATTATTTTTCATGGACATGGGCTCGTTTGCAAAACATTGTTAAAATTGGTAGTGATTCGGTGAATGGCTTCAATTGCGAAATACCATTTGAACGAAACCAATATCGAGCCTATGCGGTTCTCAAATCCTCACGAAAGGAATCCAGTGATAATTTATTTTACGAAGCCCTCGTTGGCGACTTCATCAATACATTGCATCAATATTATCCATGTTTTGTACAAACCTACCGGTATGGAAAATACAAAACGGCAACGTTTTACAGTGATGTCAAAGACAATCTCGTGAACCCTTCTATTCTGAAACGATGGAAGGATGAATTGATTATGAAACGAGTCTCTGGAAATGCCACAAAAAAATCAAACAAATTGAAAATCATTGAAACCAGTTGCAAAACCCCTCTTTACAATTGCATCTTGATAGAATCCATCCATCCCGCCGCTTCTCTTTACAGCGAATGTATGAAACACAAGGATTCCATTGATTTTTGGACAAAGGTATTTCCACACTATTTGTTTCAAGTGTATAGTGTTTTGACAACCATCTCTACACAATTCACCCATTACGATTTACATTCGGACAACGTTTTGCTCTACTTGCTGGATGACAAGAAATACATAAAAATGAATTACCATTTCAAACACAAAACCGTGAGTCTTATGACCAATCGTATTTTGAAAATAGTGGATTACGGCCGAAGTTATTTTTATCAAGACCAAGAAATAAATTCGAACAAAATCGCAGATTTGGTATGCAAATTCAGCAGTTGCAACCCCGAATGCGGCAAGAATAAGGGATATTATTGGTTGAATCGAGAACACAACGAGCGATACGATTTGAGATTGCTGAATGACATTTACAAAAGCATCATTTTGGAATATGACATTCGTCTCCCGTCGTATATCTTGGACTTTTTGGGGAATATTGAATACAAAAGCACAGAGACGGTTCATAAATTGAACATTCGTACCATTCACGATGCCTTTGTCTACATTCAACGATTATTGAAGGAAGAGACTGTCGTCCAATACAACAACGAAAACTACAAGGACAGTACATTGTT